CAATGTAAACGCTGAGAAAGTGCAGGTTGGATTTATACCAAAAAGAAATCAAATATTAATATTAGGTGATACAAGTTCTAATTCTAGTGCAGGATACATCTATGATGTAGTAACACAATCTATTGTAAACATAGATACATCAAGCGTACTAGTTAATAAAAATGTTTCTAACTTTATTAGATTCAATCAAGAGCTATGTCTAATGGATGATACAGGAGAGATGAGAAGATTTAATACAAGCTCAGCTTCACACACCATAGAAATCAAAACAAAAGAATATGACTTTGGTGTGCCATCATCTGATAAAAGATTACAAAAAGTTTATGTAACACATAAGAACGGAGGAAACGCTGGTAATACAAATAACTTGGTGTTAGCAGTAGCCTATGATGGTGGTGCGTTTCCAGGGACAAACAAGTTTTCAAGCACTACATTAAGTAATAGTGATTCAATGACACAAACATTCTTTGTGCCTACAACAGTAGAGAACTGTAAATCTATGCAGTTTAAGATTACTGGTACAGCAGAGGCAGATTTTGAACTAGAGGATATTACTGTAGTGTATAGAAGAAAGGGAGTTAGATAATGAACAGACCATTAAAGAAAGGACCTGTTTCAAAAGAACAACTTAGAAACGGTGAAGAGGTTATAACATTTCATAGAGGTAAGTTAAAACTTATCAGAAAAGAATTTGGTAAATTGTTTGAGTTAGAGTTCAGTAGTCCTGAAATAAAAGAACTTAAAACTTTTGCAAAACATTCTGACGTTAGAACTCCGCAGAAAAACGCAGTAAAAATAATTAAAGAAGGTGTAAAGGTAGCAGCAGATGATAAAAAATTGTACGCTGCTTTGCCTTTAACAACAGATTCTACAGCAAGTCCTGGTGACGCAGTAGAGTCAAGTGGAGACATTATTAAGAAAGTATAAATTATGAGCATAAAAAACAGATACTTTACCATAGTTAAGATTGACTTGACAGAGGTAAAATTGGTAAATTTTAGACACACATCTTTACGTAAGGATACATATGGCATATAGTGTAAGAGGAAAATTTCAAAATCAAACTAAATACAGCAATAGAAAGTACAATCAACTGCTAGATTTAATGAGAGTACAAGCTGAAGATACTATTGAAATTGAAAGACAAGTAAACAAAAGATTAAAGAAAGCATCACAAGCTGGTAATTTAGGTTTGATAAGTGATGTAGCTAAATTTATAACAGCGGCTACACCAACTGCTATTGATGATGTAGTACTTAAACTAGCAGAGGGTGCTATATTAGACAAAAGAAGAAGTGATGCTATTGGTGGTATAGATACCTCTAATGTAAAGTTTTTAAAAGCTGCTGCAAACAACGCAGATATGGAAGTTAGAGATTTAACCAGACAACTTACAGAAGGACTGCAGTTTAGAAATGCAGTAAAAGATGCTGGTATTGCAGAAGCATTGAAAGTTATTTCTCAAAGTGAAAGCTTTGAAAAAGTTGGAGACGAACTTAAACAGTCTTTTGATGACATAGATTTTAAAGGTCAGTTTGGTACAGGTGGTAATGTAAAAGATTTACTTTCTTTAGTAAAAGAGGGTACAGGAGCACTTGTAAAAGAATACAAAGAATACTTTAGTGACCCAGGTGAATATCTAAAACAAGTAGACAGATACAAGAATCCAGAAAAGTATAGAAACAATAATGCTTTACTAATGAATATGGCTTTATCTGGTCTTGGAAAAGATAATATGTTGAGTATGTTTCCTTTCTTAATGGGTGGTAATCAATCAGATACTGAAACTGACTCAAATCCTTTTAGTGCAACAAACATTAACAAGAAGAGCAACTAATGGCAAGTAAATTACAAAGCTTACTAGGTGTAGCACCTTTAGAAAATCTAAGAAGAAGAAAACCACAGAATCAATATGGTATGTCTGGTCAAAGTATGTTTGGTATGGACACACCAATCAATACAGACTTTCAACAAATAGGTAATCAACCTCTTGCACCTATCAGAACACAAGCACCTGTTCAACAAAATTATTTTAATACACAGATGAACAATATGGGATTACAAGACCCATACTCTATGTCACTTGGACCAGACGAAGAAGATGGAGACCAAGGCACAGCAGACCCATCAGGTGAAGTGCCTGAAGGAGCAAATCCAGGTGTTCCTGGAGCTTCTATGGACCGATTTAGAACTAGTGAGAAAGATTTAATTAGAACTGCACTACAGGCATTACCACCATCACAAGCAGCACAATATGAAAAGTTTTTAGCAGATGGTACGTTAGATGTTCAAGAGATTGGAGCATTGGCTGGGTTTGATTACGATGAAATACAGCCTGGTAGTGAATTATATATGGCACTAGAAAATGCAGGTGCTCGTAGATTTTCAGACGCATTAGCAAATCTTGGTAGTGAACTTGCAAATGCACAAGAATATAGAAGCAGTTTGTTTGGACAAACTTTAGAAGGTGCATCAAGAGAAGCGGGTAGTTTACTAGGTATGGCAGATGCAGGTAGTACATCAGGTCTTGTTAGCGGTAGAAGAGCAGGACAACAACAAGAAGCTACTGATGTATTAGAAAATGCATTATCAAGACAGCTGTTAGCAGATGAATCCACATACTTATCAGAAGTTGATTCTATAATGAGTGGTTCTATCGGTAAACTACAAGATGACTTAGCAGGATTATTAGAGAGTGTGTTAGAAGCACAACCTGACTTAGGAGTGTTTGCAACGGGAGAAACTGGTGCTAATGTAGAAGACTATCCAGGATACTTACAGTCTACTATTAACTCACTAGGATTAAGTCAAAATGAAATGGCACAAGTAAACAGTTATATACGTGGTTACTTTGAACAATATGGAGAGTATCCAACTTCTAGTGTATTTGATAACTGGTATCAATCTACATTTGGAGATGATGAAGACCAAGGAGACTACGAATAAGGAATAATTATGGCAAATGGATTAACAAGACCACTAAACATTGAAGCTAGAGCACCAAAGAGAAAAAATATTATAGAAGATATTTTTGGTACACCTGCTGAACGTATACAACAAAGACAGTTAGAAGCAGCTCAAGAGTTACAACAAGAACGAAGAGTTCAAAAACAAAAAGAATCTGACTATAGATTGTTTATGCAGTTTGAAAGAAACTTTGACAACTTATCAGATAAGAGAAAGTTAGCTGACCAAATGGGATTAACTGAACTTGTTGCAGGTATGGATGGTAAATATAACTTTGAAATTATACAATCCGAAGAAGAAATATTACAAGATATGTCAAAGGCTGAAAGTGTACAAGAACTCGTACAAGATTACAATAAGATAAGAACTGATAGTTATTACTCTGACAAAGCAAAGACTGTTGCTGAAAGTAGAATGAAAGACTTGCCAAGTGTTATTACTAAAAGAGAAACAGATGACTACAATCAAGACAAAGTTTTATATTCAACTAATCTTAGAGAGATAGCTCAGTTGAAACAAATAGAATCAAACTTTAAATCAAACTTTGAAGGCTTAAATGAGCAACAATTAAGACAGCTTACTACTACCAACCTAGGGACAGAAGATTTTCCACAGCCTAGTTATCAAGGAGGAGTGACTATCAACTTAGGAAATGCAACGCAACCTGCGTATGTAACATACGGAGAGCTACGAGACAGAATTAACAGCCTTGAATCTAATCAGGAAGTCTTGCTAGGAAATGTAGAACTGTATGAGAATAGAAGTAAAAACGAGTTTAACTATGCATTAGAATTATTTGCACCACAGCCTGACCCTGACCCAGACCCAGACCCTGACCCTGACCCTGACCCTGACCCAGACCCAGACCCTGACCCATTAAACACATTAGAAGACATAAGTGAATTAGGCTTAGATGAAAACTTCGTACAAACATTAGAACGATTAGATATATCTGCACTAGAAGCTGATACTTTAGGAGAGAATCCAGCAGAAAAGCTTGACCCTATTGTCTCTACATTAAATCAAATAAGTGATTTGATAGAACCGACTTCTGATTTTACATCAAGACAATATACGTCAGAAGAAAGAGAACAACTTAAATCGTCTGTGGATACACTGGTAGATGACTTAGAAAAGTTAGGCGTTGATGTAGCAGGAAACGAAGCATTACAATTACTAGATACATTGTCTATAGATGCTAGAGGTAATATTAGAAGTGATGGTAGAGTTCTTGCTGACACAAGAGAAGCAGATGTTGATACTTTAGAAAAATTACAAAACAGACTTGAGAGGGTGCAAGGAAGAACTAGAATTAAACCAAGTGTAAACTTAGGAAGACAAAATATTATTCAAGGTAAGATAGACCCAGTACAAGAAAGACTCAGCTCAGGTGCTTATTTAGATGAAATCTTAGAAATATTGGGCGGATAATGCCACACCAACCAGGACATAGAAATACAGGGCGTCAAGAAGTATCTTACCTGCCTTCCCCAACAGCATCTATTCAGATGCCAATTCGATTAGAAACACCTTCTTATATGAGTGCGTTATGGAAAGAAGGGTACAATAGAAGTATCTTAGGTCTTGTAAATCAACTCAATGGTGGAGAAAAGTATGACCTATCTGGATTTCAAGGCGGTGTATTGTTCGATGTTGCTGCATCTATTGCTTCATTTGGTTTTGACTTACCTGCTTATATTGCAGGTGGAGGTGTAGGTGGAGCTGCATTTAAACAAGTAGCCAAGACTGGTGCCAAAGAGGCTGTCAAAAGACAAGCTCTAAGAAAACAAATGCAAAACAATATTGATAATGCTACTAGAACATTAGCAAATAATGGTGCAAATTCTACCTATTTATCTAGGGTAAACAAACAATTAAAGAAAACATTTTTAGAAGAAGGAGATGGGATTGTATTTGACTCCTCTGGTTTTGCT